ACGAAACCCTGTTTGTGCTCCCTGCATCTGAGGCGCTTGCTGTTGTGCGGCTTGAACACGCTCGGCAGGGCCCATCTGGAACGTCTGCAAGTCAGGACGAAACCCTGTTTGTGCTGCCTCAGCCTGGGGTGCTGGGCCTAATGATCGAGCAGCTTGTCGAGCCTGTTGCGCACCTTGATACAAGGCACCAATGCCCTGTTGAATGCCTCGTTGGTTTGCAGCCTGGGCGGCCATATTAGCGGCAGATTGGCCTGATTGTGATGCTTGTCTTAAACGTGTTGTGGCTCTTGTGAAGTCACTAGGACCTGCTTGCTGCGCTGAACCATAAGCCTTTTTTAAGGCCTGTTGAGCTGTTCCGAGATCCGCAGCCCTTGACTTAAGGGCCATCTGAGAGGCTGTTGACAGGCCTTGAATACCTCCGGCCATGACGTCTTGCGCGCCTTTTAAATTAGCCTGTTGATACTGGGCCATGAGATCCTGACCGGCCCCCAACGAAGCGATGCCTGTGTTGATGTCTCCATAAGCAGGCGCAAAACGCGATGTTGTATCAGCAGCCAAGGCACGTTGACCTGCTGCATCCAAATTGCTAAGGCCTGTCTGTATGCCCCCAATACCTGCGGTCATATTTGCCGCAGCACCACCTGCTTGACCGAGCGCTTTTTGTGCATCTGTAAACTGGGCCCGAGTATCTGCACCACGAAGCGTGTCGGCAGCCTCCCCTGTGGTTGCGTATCCTGCTCCTAACGCGGTATTAGCGGCCGTGAGATAATTGTTGTATCCCCCGATCCCCTGCGTTGTGGCGGCATTTATTGCCGCTATCTGTTGGGGCGAGAACCCCGCAACTTGATAACCAGGAAGCTGATCTTTAAGCTCCGCCTGTCCGACGTTTAACGCTTTGTTTTCTGCCGCTTGAAGCAGCCGTAATCGATAGTTCTCGATTTCGGGATTTTCACGGACAATTTGTGTACTTGTTGTAGTCATTTAAGCATTCCTTCCAACAGGTCCGCCTTCAAGCATCTTCATAAGCTTGTACATTTTTGCTGCCCCTTTACGACGACTTCCTCCCCCCGCATTACGGACAGCCTTCGCAGTAAACACGAACTCACCGTCCGAAAGCATGGCAGGTATTGAATCGGAAGTCCCCGTTCCAGGCCCGTTGATGGGCCCAGTGCGCCTTGGGAACCGCTTCATTTCTCCACCAGTAGCAGCTCGTTGTGGGCTATATATTTGAGGAACGTTATAAAGACCGGAAACATTGTAGGGTTGAGGAATTCCTCCAGGTTGGGCAGTAATACCAGGAGGCTGGTAAACTGGGATGCCGGAAACTGGAATTGAACTGTAGTCTGGCGTTTGAACCAACGTCGGTTGTGGAGGTCTCGCAACGCTTTTACTAAATCCATAACCCAGACGATCAAGTTCAGCTTGACGAGCTTTTGCTCGTTCAGTTGCCTCATCCCAATAAGCTTGAGCCTTATCGGCTTCCTTCGTGTCAGGCGGAGGCGTTTTAAACCCACCAGCAAGTGCCGTGGCTCCCAGGCCAATAGCGGCGAGTGGGGCGTACTTGGTCAGTACTCCAGATCCTGCCGCAGAGGCACGCTCTGGATCTACGTACTCATTGTAAAGACTCTTGGCTCCTGATACGGCTTTATCAAACAGGCTTGTTTCCGTATAAGGCTTTGGGGTAACCGAAGCAGCGTCATATGCCGTAATAGGAACTCCGTTCACTCCAGACGTCTCAGTAAAGGACGTGATAACTGGAGCAGGCTGGTTTAAGGGGTTTGGTGGAGATTCAAAAGACATCTTTGTTGGAAAAGACATCTCTATCGAAGAATCCGGTGCCGAGGCCGTGTTACCCTGACCTGAAAGCATTTGTCGAGCAGTGCCCACTTGAGGTACCCCACCCGCTTCNNGTACAACGCCAGCTTGAGGTACGTCGCCCGCTGCTTGAATTGGGGCAGGTGCTTGCGCTGTTGAAGAATCTACGGCATTAGGTGAATCAGGTGAAACAGCAGGATCACCATAAACAGGTGCGCCTTTTAGATAAGCACCAACTCCAGTCCCTACCCCAGCGGTAAGTCCTAACTTGGCCGCGTCCGCGAAGCTCATGCCTGATAATTTGCCTACGCCCGTACCTAGAACACCCATTGCAAGACCTTTGTTCAAGGCACTCGATGCTGCCCCAGGTAAAAATTTACCAATCTCCGCAACAGGACTGAACCCGCCAATCGTTCCGCCTGCCCCGAAATAGCCCAATGTTCCTGCCACAAGGGCTTCTTTCAAGTTTCCGCCAGCAATCAAGGTCACACCTGCGCCTGCTACCCCACCTGCTACCGCAGTTGCTGCTGCTGTAGACATCAGACCTGTGGCCGCTATTGCAGGACCCAGGACTGCTGCTAATGCAACGGTTGCAACAGCCCTAACAACAGGGTTCTTTTTAACGGATGTTCTAATCTCCCTCCATTTATCAGAAATCCAATTAAACTCAGGTAGGCCTGTCTCAGGATTTATCGTTCCAGCCCCACCGTACCGCCGCAAGATAGCTGCTTCTTCAGGCGTGATATGGGCAAGCATGGTGTCACCGTATCGACCCTTAGAGGCTAAATACCGTCCAACGTCTGCCAATCCACCTTTGGCCATAGGCGTTGGCGGCATGCCCTGCATAACTGGCTCGGCTTCCATAGGAGCCATGGCCCCTTCAGTCCGGGCCATCTTAATTTCGTTTAATGTAATAAGGAAGGTGCTTAAGAACTCAAGATCAAACTGTTCAGGAATGTCGCTCGGACTCAGGCCTGCTTCTTCGATAAGCTCCTTACGCAACCGTGGGTAGTCGGAAGGATTATTGATAAGTTCTTCAACAATCTCGATCATGAGGTCGAGCTGTTCAGGCGTAATCTCAATTCCAGCGGTCGTTTGCTGTATAGACTGCCTAACGAGCTTGCTCGTGTTTGGATTGATCATGTCTGCGGCAGTTAACGCCGCATCGTAGGCATCTGCGCTACTGTAGACCATAGGCTGCTGCTGGTTTTGCATGGATGCCTGTGGGAGGCCCATGATTCCTTCTTCCATGATTGTCCTTTCCTAAGTTAAGCCAAGGGCCACGATCTACGGGCCGCGCGTCGGGAAAGGACGCGAAAGATGGCTTGAATTATGCGCGATTATGTTAGGTTCTGTCCATCTCCAGATAGGAGATCACAAAGTCTACGGTCGTAACACTAGCAGTTACTTTAAGCACGTCGGTTTCTTCCATGTTCAATGGCACGCCGCTAAACACGTCCATTGTGGCGTTGGTAGGTAATACGTAAGATTTAAGTAAGGAATACCCCGTTGCACCGCCTGCTGGGTAAAGCTTCACGTCAAGTGTTGCGCTGCTGGCATTGCGATTGGTCACCCGCAGGGAAGACACCGTTGCCGCATTGGCAGCAGGCACAGTGTAAATCGCCGTTTCCGTTGAAGCAGCAGGTGTTAGGACGTCTCTAAAAAATTTATTAGCCATATTAGAATGAAGAGACGAAATTAACGGTCATGATGACCGAGGGGATAGCGGGACGCGTGGGCGAGGTCCCTGCCGCGTAATGTTCTATGTATACATCAAGGCTATCGGACCACCAAGCAATTTCAAGGTAATCATTGGCTGGATCGTCCACCGTGAAAATACCTGTAATGGCCGGAACAACATGCGACCAAATCGAGCCGCTTTTACGTGCTGGTATATCAAATCTGGTATTACTGAGTGGGAAGTTTGTGCCGGTGTCCTTGGCCCATACTTCAAACTCTGCTGCGGTATTACCACGGTTGGTGACCTGTAGAGTAAAGGTCACCAGATAATTTCCTGCGTAGGGGACTTTGATGCGGCTGTTGTTAGTGACAGAAATGCCATTGGTAGGTGACACGCTGTCATAGGTTAAAAGATTTTCGCCCGTGATGCTCGCGTTTGTTTGATCAGTTTCCGAAACCAACATTGCATAAGGCAACGCAATCCCATTGCTGACTTGTGCGCCACGGATCCCGGCTGCAAAACCACTGCCCACGCCTTTTCCAAACCAGGATGCCGCAGTAGCTTGGTTTTGATCAGTAACCGAACCATAGGTATTATTAAGTTGTAGGATAACCTGCTCAAGCGAGCGTACAAGCTGGTTAAACTGCCCAGGATCATATTGCTGAGAAGCATTGGGGAGCCTGACGTTAAGAATCTTACTCATCGCAACCCATCAGGCTGGATGTCAACACGCAACGTGCCATAACGCCAATTGGTTTCAAGGCCACTGCTTTCAATACCTAAGCTAATTTGTCTTCCGCGCGCTCGTGTATCTACTTTTTGCGTGGTCGGTGTTATGACATAAGGATCCAAGGTGCTTGGAACGGCTGGAGCTTGTGGATAAGGCCTCAATAAAAGCCTAACAGTGAGATTACCTAGTTGGTTTTTGAAATCAGGAATAAATCGGCTCATCAAGAGCATGTTGTCACCGTCGCCGATGTCAAAATACCCGGATCGGATGTATGCATCAATCGACTCACCATTGCCGTCATAGCCATCTTCCTGGTTAAACAGGACTGTCCTCCCCGCCGTCAACCCGTAAATGGTAGAAATCGTTGCCTCGGTAGAATCTTGTAGGTATTCCGCCCCCGTAGGCTTCGGGTAAGTGCCAATGTCCTGCCAAGCAGTTCTAGGCATCGTGCCCACGGACCATACGTTTTCTACGTAATTGAAGGTCACAAACCGATCGATGTAATCAGAATCAAGCGTGCAATACCACCAAGTGACCTCGTTGAACTGTGTATTAACGCCTACAAAGGTCTTTTGTCCCTGCACAACATTGAGATTCTTGAACACGTAGTCCTGAACGGTACAGGGGATCTTTTTAACCGTGCCATCAAAAACATAAAAAGCCTCAAAGCTCATCCAATAAGCAACGCCATTAACATCGATGGCAGCATGCGGTCCAATACAGCCACAGTTAGCGCCCAGTTGTTGGAATCCAAAAGTGTAAGGAGGCCCAACGTACTGCTGACCATGAATAGAGGTGTCTGTCCAAATAAGGATTTGGCCGCGTGAACGCACGGCACTCACAATAAAACTACCGTCCGTCAGCCTTTGCCCGCCCGCTGTATTTGTAGCGCTTTCGGCAAACGTGTAAGGATCTTCCTGAGCTGAAAATCGTACGAACATGGGATCCTGGGTAGAGGCTGTCCCAACCGTTCCTTCCGTGCCAAAACACACAAGATGTCGATCTGGCGTGGAGACAAGTGCATACTTACTTTTTGTTGGTGCCCCTGAAATGGCAACAGCCCTGGCGCTAAGTCCACCACTGGTGTCCCAATAATAAATTCCACCATCGACTAATTGACAAATCAGATCTTCACCAAAAGAATCAAGCTGCCAGACTCGTGAGATAAGGCCTTGGCCCACAGGTCGTGCTGTGCCCCATCCACTTAAGCCCCACGTACCTACACCCCATCCATAGTCAAAAAAACTTACATCACTTCCAACATTAATCTGGTATCGTCCAACAATGGCAGCACCCCCATTGCCAATATCAGAAGCATTCGTTGCAGAAGGTGAAGTAATGTAATAAGCATTAGCGCTTGCAATGCTTGTAATCTCAAACTCAGATTGCAAAATAGCCTGAGTAATGTTGCCACCAAGACCAGATGCGTCAACACCGCTGTAGGTTACAAAATCCCCCTGAACAGCCCCGTGAGAGGTGTCTGCAACACGGATTTGAAAGCTACCCACACCGGCACCTGTCGTGTGAGAACTGGCTGTAGTGCCGTTGTAGCCACGGGTTAGGCTTAAAAAATTAACCCCTGAACGTGCCGCATAAGCTATTTGTTCACTGTCGACTAACAAAACCCCCTCATCAGGGAAGTTTGTAGCGGACGCGACAGATAAGGTTGTATCGGTTGCCGAAATATCCGCAGCAAGGGTACTGTAAGGAGCCGCAAAGGTGACATCTCCTGCTGCTGTTGTGCTTCTTAGCGGTGTGATGTCTGCCCAAACGCCTCCGTTATAAACATACAGCTTTCGATTTGTGCCAACGGCTAGGTAAGGTGACCCATCTAAAGCATTCCAACTAAAAACCTCACTGGCACTTCCGACAAGATAAACTTCACCGCCTCCAAAAACGGTCCATCCACCTATTTTTTCAGGCAAACCATAACGGAATCGGATGTAATCACCGTCAATCCAGCCGCCTTCAGCGCCATATTCCGTGTTTTGCTTGTCAATTCCTGGTTTAAGGAATAATCGCATCAGTGCCATTACTTAATTGGACCCCCAACCAGCCATGCGTCACAGGTTCTAGCTCCGGCGCATTTGAAATGAAAGAGTTCACAGTAGCCCAAGTTAGACCGCTTAACAACGTCCTTCTCAAGCTCCATACCCGTTTCCTCGGCGTCTTCGGCATGAATGCCTTTTTCAATGCAGGCCAGCATCGCTGGCGTCTGAATAAACGCAGCGCAGTTGCCACAACGCGCTGTTTGAGCTTCTTCGGTAGAAATCTGCCACATTTTGGCTTTTTTATCCCAAAAGTCCTCAGAAGGTTCTTCGGGGTTTAACGGGCCGTAGCCATACTCTTTAATGGCGTTGTTGCGATTTTTAAGGTTGACATGAATGTCAACCGTGGCAACAGGGCAAGCGGCCATACCGCCTTTGGCATAGGATTGTTTGATTGCTTCGCCAATGGCTTTTTTCTGAACGGCCATCTTTCACCTCATCAAAGCAGCTTCTGCCGCCCTGCGGCGCGTGAGACCAGGGAGAACGCGACCCGCAGCTTTATTCCACAACATACATTGGTCTGCTGCACCATCCCAATCCCCTGCATCAACACGGCGTTTAAACGTGGAAACCCGGTAGTTCCCTAGGCCACAATTGTAGACCCAGCTAGTCACAGCGGCAATCCGCCGTGGAAGTGCAGTTTGAATGTTGGGTGATAGCTTGATTATGCCCTGTACAAAATACTCTATGTGGTGGTCAAGTGCCTCTTCGCATTGCTGCATCGTCCAGACGGTTCCTGGGTTTATGTCCGGCCCTGTGGCACCCCAACCGATTGTCCAAGGATGCCCACGGGTTCCGGGGTCAGGATAAGCTTGAACTCGTCCGTCAGGCAAACGCTTTGCTAGCCCTTCAAAGGGCTTGATCAATACATCCTTGCAAAGCTTCTTTGCTTCATCCATTATGATTTCTGGTACTTTTCTACGCTGCGCCCAACGAACCAAAACGTGATACACATTGTAAAGACACCAAAATCATCCTCATCCCAGCACTTACTTATAACCTCTGTCCAGTCCGCTCCCGTCTTAAACGCGATAACAAGCGCAGCCGCCTTGACTGCCGCATACATAAAGAACAAAGCCCAAGTAATGCCCGGACGAACCAGCGCTGAGATAGCAGCCACAAACCAACCCGCTGCCTTAGCCGTTTCAGCTTGCTCTTGAAACGCAGCTTTGATGGTATCCATCTGCTGAATGGAGTAGTCAACATACTTCTCCTCCATCTT